CAGAAGGTGCAGATCAGCCTTCTCGCTGAGGACCCGTACAAGTACTTCGAGACAGCCCAAACATTTAGCCGCACAGGTACAGGCAGTATCAGCGTTGTCAACACCGGCAACACTGTTGCCTGGCCAGTTGTCACTTGGAACCTTACGTCTTCGACGGCAGTGTCGGCCACTCTTGGAGGCGACACAGTGTCTCACTCGGCGTCTGCGTCCACCATCACTGACACATTTAAGACAGCATCTTCTACTAGCAACAGCACACTGACAGGATACGAGTTCTTTAGCATTCCGCCCGGAACATCTTCGGTGTCTGTAGTAGGACAGTCAGGGCAAACAATCAGCATTACCATCAGGGAGGCGCTTCTGTAAATGGCACGGAAGAACGTTGTAGTAATCTATGACATGAAGCCGTACAACGATGCTACGCCTTTTGCAAAGAACAACATCGTTGCGGTTATTCCAGACGCTCGAGACGTTGGCGTTCAGCTATATGCCAATGACTCAGGCTATGCCTATTTCACCCTACCTGTAGACCATCCTGCCATCCCTCTAATCCAGCCACTCCAGCAGCACTACTCAGTTCAGAAGTGGGACGGGTCTGCCTACGTAGACATTCAGTCTGGGATCATCACCGACTACGACGCCGGGAGCAACGAGGTTGTTGTTAATGGCGTGGACTACATGACGGCACTTAACAAGTACTATACCCCAATCCATGGGCCAGAGCTTGGGGACAAGGCTATCCCCAATAACGATACAACAACTATTGCCAGCACAACACCTAAAGCAATCATTGCGACAGCGTCCTCAAGGGACACTGGGAAAAAGAGCGAAGGGTACTGGGTGCCAGTAGTTGACTCAACATATCCAAACGTTGGGAAGGTTGAGATCTATAGCGGCGCTCCCGACAACGTTACCCCTGGCACCGCAGGCTCAACATGGGGCACGAAGGACAAGCTAACCATTACATATGAAGAAGTGTCAGGGGAGAAGACCGGTGCAGTAATCCTAAGCGGATGCCAGTACGTCTGGCGTGACGTTTCTACCGCATACTGGCAGGATGGCGAGACAGGTAAGACCATCGAGGGTAACTTCTCAATCGGCACCAGCTCAACGTCTAAAGGCCGCATCGGGTTCTTGCTATACGCAAACCCTGGCGGCCCTCTTCTTTACTTCTACGAAGAGTATTACTACGGAGTTTCTACTATTGAGATTGGCGGTCTATACGCAGGGCTTAACGCACCTCTAGACTTTAGCATTAAGCTCAGGCCTGTTAGCCACTACGACGCAGCAACCGAAGACCACACCGGCCGTACCAGGACTATGTCAATCCTTACTGAAGGTGTTAGCTACGAGTTCTACGCAATCCCATTCTACTGGGGGAACATAAGCCCGAAGGATGGCTCAACAGACTATAACCAATACATCTGGGGCAACACTACCGGAGACCTGGATAGCTCGTTCACTGCCGGGTTGCAGAGCGACACCCTTGATGGTGCGATCACGTCAGCTCTGTCCACAGCAACCGATCCCATGTACGTTCTTGACCGGACTGCGGATTACCCTGACACTGTTCTAAACGTTACATCTTGCTATCAGAACAACTACTTAACTACGGTTGCTCCGTCTGGTCTTAGTAGATATTGGCGTGTATTTAGTATGGCCGGTGCCGTACCGCTAAACGTAGTCCCAGGAAACACAGTGGCTATCGCCGGAGTCAGCGAAGCTTACTTTAATGGAACTGCATATATTACGGAAATCTCAACAGATAGGTATACAATCTACTTCTCTGAAACAGCGCAACCAACAACAAGCAGAACAGGTACAGGCGGGACCATTACTAAGGACAACCCAGTACTAGTTCCAATCGTAAAGTTCGCAAGTCTAAACCAAGTAAACGCAGCATCTAGTACAACAAAGCACCCATTTACAACGGCAGGTCAAGGGCCAGTAGACTTTATCCGTGAGCTATCAGACAACGAGATGGGTACCCGAGTCGACGGGTCTAAGGTTATTTTCAATTACTACGGAGTACCGGGAGCAACAGCAGACGGTACTAGCCTGATTGTAAACCACTCTGTCTCGTCATCCGCACAGGCCACGCTCATCTACCCAGGACAAATTAAAGAGTTCAACGTGGTGAGCAAGCTTAGCATGAAGACCAACTCTGTACGCGTTATCCCAACTACTGACTTCCTTATCGGCTCTAGTACGGAAGGAGCAAGCGGGGTAAAGAGTAAAGGTATTGTTAAGGTTTCTTCATACTCTGCTACCGACCCGGCTCTACCCGTTGTGCAGACGCAGGCAGGATTCCTTTCGTCACAGTCCGCAGGTAACTTTGCTCAAGGAGTTATTAACAACTACGGCTCAGACGCTGACGTCCAGGGGATCAGCGTGTCTTTGCGCACCGAAGAGTATGGCCCTATCGGTATGACTGGTACTCCTAAGCTTGGTGAAACCGTGCGCGTTGTGATACGCCGTAAGGGTGTTGCTGTTGGCTCTGACGAGGTGTCTGGTCTTTATAACGTTGGCGGTATGCAGTGGCACCTACGTACTGACGGGCACGAAGAGCTTATGCTGGACCTGGTTAAGCCAGATAGGTTTAAGGGACCTGGCGTTACGTGGGAGAGCAAGGCCACCCCGTCCCCGACGCCTACCGAGCCGCCTACGCCAAGCCGTGCCCCTGCCCCTGCCCCAGGCCCTGCTCCTAAGCCAAAGACTGTACCTGTGTATCAACGCTCCGGTGTGGCTGCCCCAGGTACGCCAAGGATTGCTGGTAGGCCTGAGAGGTTCCAGCTATGACCAGGGGGCAGTTCGAGATCCTGATGTCCAAGCTTGACGAGATCGACGTTCGCATCCGCGCCCTTGAGATTGATGCGGCTGGTAATAAAGCTGTGCGGACGGCGAGACAAGCGGGAGATCTTGAGGCAAAATGGAAGGCAGGGATCGTGGCGTCCATTTTGGGCGGGCTCGTAACCCTAGCAGCCAAGGTGTACGACACCTTGAATGGAGGTAAGTAATGGCAAAGGCCAACCTAGTAGAGCGCGTTGGTGCGCTCAAGGAGCAGGGCCTGTCCTTCTCCAAAATTGGGGAGATGCTCAACATGAGCAAGGACCAGGTCCAGAAGTTCCATAAGCGCTATGCCGAGGGGATTCCGGAGGACCTCCTGCCGGCTAACAAGAAGACGACAAAGACCCCACCGTTTGTTGGGATCGACATCGCCTACTTCGATATCGAGACTACGTTCAGCAACTGGCGCCGCATGCTGTGCGGTTCTATCGCTGACAGTCTTGGGAATGTAATCACGCTTAGCCACGACACGCACCCTGGCAAGAACTGGCAGGATGATAGCGTCCTGGTTAAGGCGTACTGCGAGGAGCTTGACAAGTACGACGTGATCGTCGGCTGGAACTCAAAGCTGTTCGACGTTCCGGTTCTCAACTCGCGCATGTTGTATCACGGGTTCAGGCCGTACAACCCGCGCATGCACCTTGACCTGATGTACAAGGCGACCGGTTCGTCGATTGCGATTGGCCGTAAGTCCCTTGACAATGTGTCTAAGTACTTCGGCGTTCAGAACAAGAAGACCCCGCTTGACCCACGCACGTGGGACGATGCGGATCATGGCGACCGTGCTGCGTATGAGAAGATCATCGAGCACTGCGAGGCGGACGTGCTGGTCCTCCGGGATGTGTACGCCAAGCTTAAGCCGATGGTGCATATCCTCCACCGATGACCGAAGATCAAATCCAGCGGCACTTCGACCGCACTGTGGCCGTGGACTTTGACGACACGATTGTCGTCAGGGTCTTCGGTACTTTAGTGCCGGCTCGTGATTGCGTAGATGCGCTTCACGTGCTGCGGGACTCCGGGTATAAGATTGTCATCCACTCGGCCAGGTCTTGGCACCATTGGCCAGACAAGGAAGAGCGAGAGCGGGAGATGCGAGAGCTTCTCGAGCGGTGGGAAATCCCATACGATGACATCTATGCCGGAGAAGGTAAGCCTCCGGCGACGGCGTATGTCGACGACAGGGGAGTAAGGTTCGCAGACAACTGGCTTGATATCGCAAGAGTTATTATCGAAAAGGGGAAACTATGAGCAAGCTAAAGATTGTAACGCAGACAGACAACATCGAAGGAAAGAAAACTAAAGACGTATCGGATAACTGGATGGACGACTGCGCATGGGCTACCCTTGCGTGTGCGGCCAACCACCTTACTGGCTCTACGTTTACGTCGTTTGACGCCGTAGCGTGGGGCGAGAAGGTTGGGCGCCATGACCGGGACGGTCGAGGTGACCCAACGACACTGTATCAGATGGTAAAAGCCGGGCCTCTGGCTGGGCTAAAAGTTACTTGGCCTAAGGACTGGGCTAGCGTGGTAAAAGCAGCTAAGGATGGAGCTGTTATCATGATTAACGTTCAGCAGGCTAATAACTATCCTCCGGTGAAGATGAGCAGTTGGCACAAGAAACGAGAGAAGCGCACGCCAAATACGCCGTACGGGCATATGACCTGCGCGGCCGTTGTAGATGGAGTTCTGCAATGGGCAGACCCAACTATGTCAGGAAAAGGAAGCGAGAAGTTCGCAGTTCCTGTTACCTGGGAAGGGCTGGAGCAGCTAGCCAGGTCTAAGGGGGATGCCCCGCACAAGCGGTGCCTAATCGCAAGGAAAAAGTGATCTAGCACTTGACAAAGTAACCGGGGGGTTATAAGATCCGCAGTGGACGAGATCCACTGTGGGTCTTATTATTTGGAGGTGGTCATGGAGACTATCGCAAGGGCCTTCGACCTAGGGCTGAAGGCAAACCGTAAAGAGCGTCCGGCTAGTACGTTCTTCCGTGGCAGCAAGCTGGGCTCGTGCCTGCGTCAGCAGTACTACGATGCAACCGGCGAGCCTGTGACTAACCCATTCGAGGACCGGCTATACCGCATCTTTGAGCAGGGCCACGTCATTGCCAACACGTTCGAGCGCAACCTCAGGGACTCAGGTTTGTTTGACGAGTTCCTATCTGAGGTTCCGGTGGAGATGGATAAGTACAACTTCTCCGGAAACATCGACCACCTTGTTCAATGGAAGGACAGGGACCACATGGAAAACGGTTGGGAAGTTATCGAGATGAAGTCGATGAACTCGAACGGCTTCAAGTATCTTAAGGGGCCAAAGCCAGAGCATGCTATCCAGGCTGCTAGCTATGCGCTTGCGCTGGAGTACAATGGTTTCCTCCCTGAGGAGATCTACGACCAGCAAATCGCAGCGCGTGTTGTGTACGTCAGTAAGGATGACTTCAACATCTCTGAGTACACAATCGGTCGGGAGTGGTATGATAGGGCTAGGCGAGTCCTCGAGATCGGCAACAAGTTTAGGGAGCAGGGGCGGATTCCGTTCCGACTCCCGGTGCCGGAGGGTAAGGACCCCAAGAAGATGTGGCCATGCGGCGGATGCCAGTGGCTAACTAAGTGCAGAGGAGGGGAGTAATGACAGCAGGTAAGGTAACGCTAGCTAGCAAGATTGCCAAGGTCATGGAGGCCGTTGGCTACGTGCAGAAGGGCGGCACGAACAGCGCCCAGGGGTACAAGTTCGTACAGGCTTCGGCCGTGGCGGACAAGGTGCGCGCTGAGCTGAGCAAGCTCAACGTGTCAATGACCCCGACCAACATCGACGTGATTAGCGAGGGGCTCACACCGTCTGGTAAGCAGGCGCTGCTGACTCTTCGCTTCACTTGGACGCTAACGGACGGTGACACTGGCGAGACCATCTCGTTCCAGTCAATCGGGACCGGGGCGGACAGCGGCGACAAGGCTGCGTATAAGGCAGCTACCGGCGCACTCAAGTACGCTCTGCTCACAGGGTTCCTGATCCCAACAGGTGATGACCCAGAGGCAGACGGCAAGACGGATGATGAGATCATCGCAGCTAAGGCTAAGGATCTCTTCAACGGGGTGGTTCAGCAGCCGACCAAGAAGAAGGCTGATGTAGTAGGAGAGGAGTTTAACTTCTGATGGCAAGACTAGACATCTGGCTGAGCGACAAGAAGACGCCAGTCAACAAGGTATCCAAGAACGGTAATAACTATCTCGAGGTGTACGGTACTATGCAGACCGCAGCCTACGAGGAGTGGGCTGACGGTGACCGGGCCAACTCAGCCCCTGACCGCTACGCCTACGTCACGCTACGCTTCTTCGATGCTGAGGCTGAGGCACACGTTGGTAAGGTGTACGAGTGGGCCATCTCCCAGGAGAAGGACCCTCGCCCTAACGTACACGTGGTAGGCAAGCTCAACGAGGACCGTGAGTACAACGGCAAGCAGTACTACACCATGTTGGTGTCGGACATTGCGCCGCTACAGTACGGTCCACTTCGGACGAGGAAGAATGCCTAGGCGGGAGATGTCGATGAGGTTGGTAGACAGCATCGAAGCGTGGAAGGCTGACGGCTTCGACCACTGTGTGGTCGGGGTCGGACAGCAGTTCACTGAGGGAGGCCAGGTCTACATCTTCATCTATAGCAAGAAGGCAATCATCGAAACGATTTCCAACGACATCGTTGAGGAGATTAACAACAGGGTTAATACGTCAGACGAAGAGCGAGCCGTGCTTGCCGAGGATGCGTATGAACAGGCTGTTGAGTACTTCGACTATAACATTGCCGGTGCGTACATCGGCCGTGGTATGCCTGTGTTCCTAGAGGACACAGTAGACGATGCCGTTAAGGAGGCGCTCGATGAGTGACGCTTCTCGACGTGGCCGGCTCAACCGTTCGAGGGGTAATGCCTTCGAACGGGAGGTGGCTAAGAAGTTTGGTGGCCGAAGGGTCGGCCAGTATGGTGGGCCTGAGGACGTGGCGGCAGGACAGTTCAACATCCAGGCTAAGTGTGGTCAGATGTTTAGCGAGAAGTTCTGGCGCTGGTTGCAGGCAGTACCACGCAAGGCGGACCAGGTTCCGCTCCTCGTAGTCGGTGATGCTCCGGGTTCCGGGGCTAAGCGGAGGGTAATAGTTATCATTGAGGAGACCGACTTCCTCAACCTGATTGGAGGCGACAATGCAGAGACCACGGAAGAAGCTTAATAGCCTTGACCTTGCTGTGTCATGGGCTCGTATCTTCGAGCTCATTCTCACTAGGCTTAAGGAGTTGGAGGTACCGGATGCGGAAAACATCGCAGCCGGTGCGGCAAACGTTCTAGCTAAGGAGGGCGCCAATGGCGACAACGCCTGATGAGAAACCCTATCAGTCCAAGAAAGCACAGGTGGTTGCAGAAGTTAGAAAAGCAAGCGCGCAGTACTCGACGAGGGCGGCGGTCTCAGTCGCAGCCTGTCTCGCGGTGGGTGCTGAACGTCCAGGCGAAGCGCTTTCACTTGCGCTTCTACTATTCGTGATCGGAGGCAAGCGATGAGTCAGGTACCACCTAGCTTCGCTCAGTACTTCGAAGACCTATTCAAGGAAGCACACGCGATCATGGTCCAGCGGCAGGAGTCGTACGGGCCAGTCAACGTAGAGAACCTTGGCCCGGTTGGCGTGTTCTCACGCATGGCGATGGACAAGGTCGGCCGCATTGCTAACTCAATGAACGGCCGAATCGTAAACGGCAAGCTGGTCATGGACCCGGGGTGGTATACGCCGGAGCTGCATGATGCGCTGGTCGACACGATTAACTACGCAGCGATCCTCATTGCTCTTGGACAGAACAAGTGGAGCGAGGTATCGAGGGGCATCAGCAGCCACACGTTGGCATGTGGATGCAATCAATGCACGTGATGCCGGAGATTGAGATCGTACCTATCCTCAAGGATGGGAAGCGGCACGCCTCCGTCACGATCATGTACAGCAACGGCGGTTGGAAGGCGCATGCCATGTACTACAACAGGTCAGAGAAGGTAACCGCTCACAAGATCGGTGAAGGACCTGAGCTACTGGGCCAAGAGTCTGCGCGGCAGATAGCTCTTGACCTGGCCAACAAGTGGCGAGATGAAGAAGTCAAAGCCAGACGCTTCTGATTTCTTCAAGGAGGATGCCAAGCGGTTAGGCTTGGGACTCCGGGAATACTGCCGACAGTTCGGCATAGAGTACGAGTCGCTAGGGGGTCTCGATAGAGTTGACCCCTTGACAAAGCACGAGCACATCGACTACCGTACTTGTGACGTTTGCAAGATGAATGCCATCTTGAACGGTCGTAATACGGAGGCGATTGATGATTAGTGCTATACTTCTAAGCGTTGCCCTGGCCTTCCATACTTCGGGAGTTCAGGTTGGCCAGGCAACGTGGTACGGCTACACTGGGAACAAGGCCACGCACTGCTACGGTGGCTACCGCAATACCTGCTCACCGTACCTCAGCAAAGAGGACGGTGGGCGGGGCGGCGAGCTAGTCATGTACGCAGCGGTGCATGGCTTTAAGTACCGGGACAAACCGTACAAGGTAAGGGTTTGCCTGCACAGCAAGCCAAGTAAGTGCGTAGTTGTAGTGGTACGCGATGCCATCGGCGGACACAGCAAGACTCTGATAGACTTGTCACCGGCAGCGTTCATACAGCTGGCCCCCTTGAGCAGGGGAGTGCTCAAAGTAAAGGTGGAGGGATACGATGACTACCTCGAACGTACGACCAATCGATACGGAGGACGCTGACATCGGACACGGTGAGTGCCCCATCTGTGGCAAGTACCGGGATAAGATCGACGCTGGCAAGATGAAGCCATGCTACATGTGGGAGAGGGTTAAGGAAGACGAAGATGCGGAATGATTATTGGCGGTCACGCTCACAGATTGGACAGCTCGAGATTGCCGGTGCACGCCTAGCTGAGCGCCTTAACCATGCGCCCAAGCTAGTGCGTGATGGCCGGCGGGACACGTCGATTGGTTGCTTCAGGTGCGATGCCTGGGGCTGCGTCGAGATCGACGGCGGAGAGATTGCGCATGGCGATATCTTTGAGGTCGAGTGTGGTAAGATTGTATTCGACGAGGACGACATCACGATCCTCGCATCAGCATTAGGAGGGCAGTAGTGAACACAACATCACACAATAGCGAGGCCGAGCGCTCACTACTCGGCTCGATCATTATCGACAACGCCGTGCTCGACGACATCGAGCTGGCACCGGATGACTTCTATGACCGCCGGCACGTGCACATTGCGCATGCTATGCGCGACCTACGTGGTAAGGATGTTGCCATCGACACGGTCACACTTATGGACCAGCTCAGTGCGAATGGCCATGACATTGAGGCCACGTACCTGTCTGACTTGACCCGCTCAGTTCCAACATCGGTTCATGCAGACAGCTACTTCGAGATCGTTGACCGCATGGCTGTGGTGCGTGGGCTTGTGAAGGCTGGCACTGAAATCGTCAGCACTGCGTACGCAAACTCAGACGACCCTAACAAGGCGCTAGATGAGTCAGAGAAGATCCTCTTCTCACTCACCAACCGGCGACGTGAGGTGCGGTGGTCAGACGCAGCCGACCTCATGAACATGACCAAGGGCCGTGTCAAGTCCATCGTTATCGACGGCGTTAAGCACGGCGTGCGTTCAGGCATCGGTCAGATCGACGCCATTACCGGAGGCTGGCAGAAGTCTGACCTGGTCATCCTTGCAGCGCGGCCCAGCGTAGGCAAGACTGCACTGGCTACTAGCATGGCGCTGTCTGCTGCAATCTCAGGCAAGAAGGTAGCTATCTTCTCTATCGAGATGAGCGCTGAGCAGGTGGGCTCACGCCTGTTGTCATCAGCATCCGGCATCCCTCTCGCTGCTATCCGCAATGGTGGCATCGACTTGGTTCAGCTCAGCGAGCTAGAGCAGTGGGCCGATACGCTATCTAAGCTGAACATCTACGTTGATGATGCGCCGGCAGCAACTCCGGCCATCGTCAGGTCTAAGTGCCGGAAGATAGCGGCAGAACGTGGCGTCGATCTTGTGATCGTCGACTATCTGCAGCTCATGTCGCCAGACAAGGGGAGCAAGGACGCTAACCGTGTCAACGAGGTGGCCGACATTAGCCGTGCACTTAAGGCGCTAGCTCGTGAGCTAGACGT